AAACGTAGCTGTTTATAATCCCGGCAACGTTATTAGTGAATTTGATCCTCGAATAAATAAAAACGTAAAAGCAACTGACGATGTAAAGCCTATGGCTCATGGCGGAATAGCGGGAATGGAACACATAGCAAAGAACATGTTCCGCGGACCAAGGGGCATATCCGCTTTTGAACAATTCATTGCCAAACCCCAACGACCTATGGTAAGCTGAGTCGATATTTTTATAAGGGACCCATAAAAATGATGAAGAAGAAAATGTATCAAAAAGGTGGCAAGGTCGGCATGAAGAAGAAGATGTACAAGAAGGGCGGACCTGTTCAGAAGATGGCCGGTGGCGGAGCCGCTGGAATGCCAATGACTATGGAGCAGTATTCTGCAAGTCTTGTCGGGGGCATGATGAAGTCCAAAGGCATGGCTAAAGGCGGTAAGGTTAAACCTAAAGGCATGAAAAAGGGCGGTAAAGTAAAGTAACTTGCCCTACTTACAGAGTAACATCCCTCACTTCAAATGTTGGGTGAGAAGAGAGTACACATGTAATCATCTAAAATATCAGGGTGATTTTATACATGCGATGTGTGTTGCGGTAACGACAATGCCCAACAGGTGCTTGAGCTTTCAAATGATATTTACAGGTTGTGAGACGGACGACGACGATCAGCCAAACGTACACGGAGGGGCAATGTGGGCGCGAATGCCGATTACGGCGTTGGTTGCCGATACACCATTTGCCGAGTGGCCCAAACCGATGCTCACGCATCAGGTCCAACCTTGGGACTGCCCTTCGCATTATCACGCAGTCTACGTTCTCGATAGGGCAACTCCCTGCCCTTGGGTCGCAAAAATCGACGGTAACTTTTATCCCGCAAAATATTACTTTACAGTCGATTACACAGAGAGCGAGATTGCTGATGACCCTGCCCAGCACAAGCAGAGCCATGTTTTGGAACTGCTTGATGCGGGCGAGTGGACAGGAAACATTGTGGCGTTACCCAACAACAGGGTCCGCGTTACGCATCCCGCTTGGTTTGAAACAGGGCAAGGGGCCCCAGACTTTTTGCCCTCGCAACATATTCACTATTCCAAGTCTAATTTAGATTATGTCTTGGATGTTAATCAAATATTTGATAACCTCTACGCTGAGACGCCAAAGAAAAAGAAATGACTTGTAGTCAAAGGAGATCCTTATGGCAGAAGAAAGACAACCCTATGCGGGGCAGGTAGACCGTGTACCGTCGCAACTGGATGAAGAAGATTTAAAGGCTGAGATAGAACTTGAGATCCCCGGCTCGATGGACGCGGACATCGTTTCGATTACCGAAGGCATGGAAACACCTGAAATTGAAATAACGATGGAGGAAGACGGTGGCGTTGAGGTGGACTTCGATCCACAAGACCAACGGGGCATGAACGATGATTTCTATGCCAACTTGGCCGAAGAAATGCCAGACAGGGAACTTGGGCGAATAGCCTCGGAACTTTCGTCAGAGTTCGATGCGAACAAGGCAAGTCGTCAGGAATGGGAAGATGCCTACGCCAATGGCCTTGAATTACTGGGATTTAACTACAATGAGCGTTCGGAACCTTTCCGAGGAGCGAGCGGTGTGACACACCCGATATTGGCAGAAGCGGCCACACAGTTTCAGGCACAGGCGTTTAACGAATTGTTGCCCGCGGGCGGTCCAGTACGGGCCGTGGTCCTCGGATCAGAAACTCCAGACAAGACGGCACAGGCACAGCGTGTCAGTCAGTTTATGAATTACTATGTTACAGGTGTGATGGAGGAATATACGCCTGAATTAGACCAGATGTTGTTCTATTTACCTCTTGCGGGATCGACATTTAAGAAGGTTTACTTTGACGAGACGTTGGGACGGGCTGTATCTAAGTTTGTACCCGCAGAAAACCTTGTTGTTCCATACGAAACTTCCGATTTGGAGACTTGTCCGAACATTTCTCAAGTGATTCGCATGTCTTTGAACGATTTACGCAAAAAACAGGTGTCGGGATTTTATCTTGACATGCCTGTTATCCCTGCACAGGGTGATTCTACCTCGATTTCTACGGAATTAGAGCGAATTGATGGCGTTAGCGCCTCACAAATAGATTACGACTGCACAATTTTAGAGTGTCACGTTGATTTAGACCTCGAAGGGTACGAGGACAAGGACGAAGAAGGCGAACCAACAGGAATTAAGATCCCTTATGTTGTAACGATATCGCAAGATAACGGACAAATCCTATCTATTCGCAGAAACTACAGAGAAGAAGATGATAATATGCGTAAAATACAATATTTTGTGCATTATAAGTTTCTTCCGGGGTTTGGGTTCTATGGTTTAGGTCTGATTCATACGATTGGCGGGTTGTCACGAACCGCCACGGCGGCACTGAGGCAGTTAATTGACGCAGGAACGTTATCCAATCTCCCAGCGGGCTTCAAGGCCCGCGGATTGCGTATCCGAGACGACGATGACCCGCTTCAGCCCGGTGAGTTCCGCGATGTGGACGCTCCCGGAGGGGCTATTCGTGACAGCCTTATGCCGCTGCCGTTTAAAGGTCCAGATCAGACGCTATTTCAGCTATTGGGCTTCGTAGTGGAGGCAGGACAGAGGTTCGCGACCATTACAGACATGAAAGTGGGCGACGGAAATCAGCAAGCGGCGGTAGGAACAACTATTGCGCTCTTGGAACAGGGCTCACGGGTCATGTCCGCGGTGCATAAGCGCCTACATTACGCTATGCGGATGGAATTTAAGCTTTTGGCGAAGGTAATGAGTGAAAGTTTGCCCCCAATCTACCCCTATTCTATAGAAGGAGTGGATTCTGCGGTAAAAACAGAGGATTTTGATGATAGGGTGGATGTATTACCTGTATCAAACCCGAACGTATTTAGTCAGGCACAGCGTATTGCACTGGCACAAACCAAGCTACAGTTGGCGGGAGCGGCCCCAGAACTGCATAATATGTACGAAGTGTACCACGATATGTATGAGGCACTCGGTGTAAAGGATGTGGATAGGCTGTTAAAGCAAGTTCCACAGACAGAGGACAAACCGCTAGATCCCGCACAGGAAAACATAAACGCTTTGGATATGGCGCAGTTAAAAGCGTTCGCGGGTCAGGATCATCAAAGTCATATTATGGCGCATATGGTTTTCGGGTCTACGCCTATGGCTATGCAGATGCCCCCCGTAGCAATGTCGCTACAAAAGCACATTATGGAGCATGTAAAGATACAGGCTGAAGAGCAGTCAATGGCTATGGCTCAACAGCAGGGGGTACAGGACCCTATGCAGGTAGAAATGTTGAAGGCCCAGATGATAGCGCAAGGTATGCAACAAGTGAAGCAGATGAGCCAACAGGTATCAGGTCAGGGCCCAGATCCTCTTGTACAACTCAAGGAGAAGGAATTGGAGCTTAGGGCTCAGGCAGAACAGAACGATACACAGTTGGATCAGGCAAAACTTGGTCTGGAGCAACAATCTCTTGCACAGAGGAACGAACAGTTTAATAAGAGACTGCAAAGTCAAGAAGAACAGACTTCTGCAAGAATACAATCCGCAATGGATAGGGAACTACTTAAACAAAGGCAACAAACGCAACAATGACGAGACCTACGGTGACATCGCTTAACAAAGAGATACACTCTCTTGATACACGCACGACTGCTCTTGAGACTGAAAATAGGATTCAGTTTAAAGACATTTATAATCGTTTTCGGAGGATTGAAAATATCCTTATTGGTGCTTTTGGTGCTACTTTTCTTCTACTCATAACAATCGTCATACGGATGTAGTATGGACCCACTTACCATAAGTGCAGCGATATCGACGGCGACGGCTGCATTTGGGGGAATCAAGAAAGCCTTTATGGCGGGCCGAGAACTGGAAAGTATGACTCAAGACCTGTCTAAATGGATGGGCGCTGTATCTGATGTAGCTAATATAGAGAAAAGATCAAAGAACCCTACTTTATTTTCTAAAGTATTTAATGGACAGAGTATAGAGCAAGAAGCTATAGAAGCATTTGCAGCCAAGAAAAAATTGGATCAGCAGCGCGACGAATTGAAAACCTTCATAATGTTCACCCATGGAACCAAAGCTTGGGATGAATTGATAGGTATGGAAGGCCAGATTCGTAAGCGCCGCCAGAAAGAAGTATATGAGGCACAGGAACGTAGGGAAAAAATTATTATGTGGACTATTGGCACTCTTACCTTTGGCGTTGGCATTGCTATCCTCGTTGCTATTGCTTATGGTCTCTGGCTCGTGGACAACCGCACATGAGCATTATTACAGACCAACCCTCGACAATGGGGGATACACGATTTGCCGACTTAAAAAAGTCGAGAAAGTTCATGAGAGCTTCCGAGGGAAGACGACGAGACAATACTGGTGTCTTTACGAGGGAGCTAACGGATCAGGAGGCATTGAAATTATGGAAAGTATTGATGCATGTCCTAGAGAACTTGTGTGCCTCTACGACCCCAAAGACAAAAGAGTTACAATCAAAGACCTAATGAGTGCAATGAAGGATGCGTTTAAATGACACAGAAAACTTTTAAAGGCAAAGCAGCTAAAGAGTTTGCAGCAAAACTGGATGTTAACGGGGACGAGCAAATAGACGATCTTGAGATTATGGAGAGAAAGATCCGTCTGGAGAACGATAACGCCAAACAGGATCAACAAAGATACATGGTTTGGTTTTCTGCAATATCTGTTACGGCTTACATTGCGGTGCTTATGACAGATCTTGTGCCCCTAGATAGATTGGACCATTTGAGCAGTATCGGCAGTACTTGGGTTCTTTCGAACATGGGCGTTATTGGTGCTTTTATAGCCTCCAGTGCATTCACAAAGAATGGCTAATGTTAACTTCCAATCAATAGCTTTAGGAGTATATCTTTTTATATGTTTGTTTGATTTTGTAGTAGTTCCTGTATGGTTTGGCTTGAACAGGCCAGAAATATCTGGTTTTATATACACAATGAATACAATAGATAACCAACAGTTACAGATGGAACTTATGAAAAAGATGACCGATCACCATAATCCATATACTTTGTTAGGAGGGGGTTTGTTTCATTTGTCATTTGGTGCTATATTAACAGGAAGTGTGTTAAACAGAAAACCTAAAACGGAATAGGTATGCCCAGAGCGAAAGAAAAAACAATAGCGAAAACCACAGGAAAAGGGGGTAATTACCGTAAAACGGCAGCTGGTGCAGGTATGACTAAAAAGGGCGTTAAAGCATATAGAGCGGCAAATCCCGGCTCTAAGCTACAGACAGCGGTTACGGGTAAAGTGAAGAAGGGAAGCAAAGCAGCAAAAAGAAGAAAGTCTTATTGCGCTAGATCCTTGGGACAGTTAAAAAGAGCCTCCGCTAAAACAAGGAATGATCCCAATTCAAGAATTAGGCAAGCAAGAAGAAGGTGGAAATGTTAAATGGCAATGCGTAGATCAAATATGAAGAAACAAGTAGAGAACCCGCCAAGGGGTCTTACTTATTTTAAAAAGGGTGGTTCAGCAAAAAGTAAGGGAAGTAAGATTTGTCCAGCGGGTAAAGCTTGGGCTAAAAGAACTTTTGATACATATCCCTCAGCGTATGCTAATATGGCGGCGTCTAAGTATTGTAAAGACCCCAACTACGCTAAAGGGGCTAAAGGAAAGAAGTAATGGGCGCACTTAAAGACTGGGTAAAACAAGACTGGGTTCGTATTGGAACGGATGGAAAGATTAAGGGCAAGTGTGGGACCTCTAAGGATAAGAAGAACCCAGACAGATGTTTACCCAGAAGTAAAGCTAATAGCCTAAGTCAATCTGAGAGAGCCTCTACCGCTAAGAAAAAGAAGCGAGAAGGATCAAGAGGAAAGACTGTTGTCAAGAATACAAAAGAAGCCACCGTAAAGATGAAGGACGGAGGCGATCCTTTTAAAGCTAAACGTCCCTATAACGGCTCAAATAAGAAAGGCGTAGTTGCTAGAGGATGTGGTGCAATATTAGCAGACAGGCGCAAATTTACAAAAGGGGCTGTTTCTCAGTTTAGCTGATGGGCAAACGAAGTGACTTCAAACGCATACCAAGGGATTTTTATCCAACGCCGTTAGAAGCGACTAAACCCCTATTTAGTCATTTACCGCGTAATTTTACGTTCATAGAGCCGTGTGCGGGGGACGGGGCACTTGTAGACCATATTACTAGAAACACCTCTGGACGGTGTATTTTAAAGGCAGATATAGAACCTCAAAGACAGGATATAGCCCAACAAAACGTTATGGGATCTTCAGATGAACCAGATTTTTATATTACTAACCCCCCTTGGGACAGAAAGATTCTTCATCCCATTATAGAGTTATTATCTAGCTTATCTCCAACATGGCTCCTGTTTGATGCCGACTGGCCTCATACACAACAAAGTACGCCTTATATGCAAAGACTTGTAAAAATTGTCAGTATTGGTAGAGTAAAGTGGATACCTAACAGCAAAATGACAGGAAAAGATAACTGTTGTTGGTATTTATTTGATAAGAGCGGTTATAAACAAACCGAGTTTTATGGGAGAACGCAATGAGTGTATTAACGAGTTTAGTAGGTCCAGTAACAGGTCTGCTTGACAAATTTATTGAAGACAAAGATCAAAAGGCTGCTTTGGCTCACGAAATAGCTACTATGGGAGAGAAACATTCTCAGGAGGCTTTACTTGCACAATTAGAGATAAATAAAGCCGAAGCGGCTTCAGGATCGTTATTTAAGGGCGGCTGGAGGCCCTTCGTGGGCTGGACATGCGGTATTGCTTTTGCATATCATTTTGTGCTTCAGCCGCTTTTAATATTTGTTTTTGCCTACATTGGCTTAGAAACACCTGATTTACCTGCATTTGATGTGGGTACGCTCCTTCCTGTTTTGGGCGGTATGCTCGGAATCGGTGGCTTGAGGTCATACGAAAAGACGAAAGGGTTAACCAAATGAAAGATAATTTTACAGACAGTTTAGCGATGTTGTTGCACCACGAGGGAGGCTATGTAAATCATCCTAAAGATCCGGGAGGGGAGACAAATCTAGGTGTTACCAAAAGAGTGTATGACGAGTGGGGAGGAGAAAAAAACATGAAGGATCTTACCCCAGACGACGTAGCACCTATTTATAAAGAAAACTACTGGAATCGACTTAAATGTGACGACCTCCCTAGTGGCTTAGATTTTTGCGTTTTTGATTGGGGTGTGAATAGCGGCACAGGTCGTGCAGCTAAAGCGTTACAGAAAATTGTAGGTGCAAACCAAGATGGAGCAATAGGTCCTAAGACGCTTGCTTTGATAAACGGACAGAACCCTAAATTTATGGTGGAGCAATTTGGTAAAATACGTCAGGAGTTTTATGAAGGTTTATCAACTTTTAAAACTTTTGGTAAGGGTTGGACCCGTAGAAACAAAGAAACAACGGAGGCTTCTATCAGTATGATAAAATAGGGGTGGCGTTTTTATATCAGACATGCTAAGAGTATAACCAATCTTGTAAGATTAGATATGGGGATATAAGATGGATGAGATATTTATTGCAGATTCCGTATTTAAAATTATAAGAGAAAGACGACAAAATGTTTCCGATATACTCGGAGGAGATAATATTCGAGATATGGAGCATTACAAGAAACTCATGGGCATCCTTGATGGCCTAAATTATGTAGAACAGGAACTCAAGAGCCTGCTAAACAAACAGGAGCGCAGCATTGACTGACACACAAACTGAGGAACCAGAACTGAAAGATGCTTGGCAAGCGCCAAAAGAAGAATCAACAGTTTTAGATCCAGAACTTCTTAATAAATCCTTAATTGAAAGAATGCCTAATCCTACAGGTTGGCGAATATTAGTTTTGCCATATAAAGGTCAGGGTAAAACCGAAGGTGGTTTATTTCTTCCCAATACTGTTGTGGAAGAACAACAAGTTTCCACGCAAGTGGGATATGTACTTAAAGTCGGAGATCTAGCATACAAAGATGAGAAAAAGTTCCCTACGGGGCCTTGGTGTGCAGAAAAAGATTGGGTAATGTTTGCCCGATATTCAGGATCACGTTTTAAGATAGAAGGTGGTGAGGTTCGTATTCTCAACGATGATGAGATACTTGCCAAAATTTTAGAACCCACAGATATTCTTCATTTTTAGGAGTTATTATGTTAGAGAAAGAGAATAATGAAACAGATATTAGAGAAATTGAAGTCGATACTGACGAGGATATGGGCGCGAATCAGGCGTCTGGTCAAGCCGGAGAAGTTATCGTCGAAACCGAAACCGGGTCGTCCCAAGAAGACGACCAGTTCAGCAAAGCCGAAAGCGCCACGCAAAAAAGGATAGACCGCTTAACTAAGAAAATGCGAACTGCCGAGCGGGAGCGAGAGGAAGCTTTACGCTATGCTCAAAAGGTTCAACAGGAAGCGGATGAGTTAAAGACCCGTGTGACTAGCATGGATCAGAACTATATAAATGAGTATAGTTCCCGTGTTGACACGCAAATGTCGGCAGCAGAGACTAAGCTTAAATCGGCTATGGAAATAGGGGATACGGCCCAAGCTGTAGAAGCCCAGAAAGAAATAAGCCGTTTGACTATAGAAGCGGACAGAGCATCTCAGGCTAAAGCTAAACAAGAATCTCTCAAGAATACGCCTCAACCTACGCAACAGGCTCAACCCGCGCCTCAACCCGTTAAACCACCTGATCCTAAAGCTCAAAAATGGGCAGAAAATAACGATTGGTTCGGCACAGATGAAGCGATGACGTATGCGGCTTTTGGTATACATAAACGCATGGTTGAGAACGAAGGGTTTGACCCAAGCTCAAATGAGTACTATAGTGAATTAGATAACCGTATGCGGACAGAATTTCCGCATAAGTTAAATGGAGGTGCGGAAGCACCTTCTACAGAGTCTCGGAGTAATCGACCCGCTCAGACGGTTGCTTCTGTATCACGCTCTGCTACCTCTGGGCGCAGTAAAAGTAGAAAGGTCAAACTCACCCCGACCCAAGTTGATATAGCTAAAAGATTGGGTGTGCCAATAGAAGAATACGCGAAATACGTGAAGGAGTAAAAAATGTCAGATAATAAAGAGTTAAACTTCGGAGGATCTGTCGAAAGAACGCCTCGCGCAAAACAAACTAGAGAGAATACGGCGCAGCGTAAGCCGTGGGCTCCACCGTCCATGTTGGACGCACCACCCGCACCAGATGGGTTTAAACATCGTTGGATTCGTGCCGAAGTTAGAGGGTTTGATGACCGTAAAAACATTAGCGCGAAGCTAAGAGAAGGATGGGAATTGGTAAGACAGGATGAGTACCCAGATTTTGAATCTCCTGTTATTGATTCGGGTAAGTATGAAGGTGTGTTCGGAGTGGGAGGCTTAATGTTAGCTCGTATTCCAGTAGAAACTGTAGCTGAAAGAACTGCTTATTTTGACCAGAGAAATTCTGATCAGATGCAAGCTGTAGATTCTGATATGATGCGAGAGAACGCTCATTCAACCATGACGATTAGTAAACCTAACCGTCAATCTCGTGTAACTTTTGGTGGTTCTCAAAACAAATAGGGACTATCATAAAAGATAAGGAACCAAAATTATGGCAAATCAATTAACTGGTGGCTATGGTCTTCGTCCTATCGGTAAAGTGGGTGGCAATCCTTTCAATAATGCGACAACGCAGTACGAAATTGCTAGTGACTATACCACAGCTATATACAATGGAGGAATTGTTATTCCTCTAGCAGCAGGAACCATTGCGATCTCAGATCAAGCAGTTGCTCCTCTCGGTGTATTAGGTGGGGTAGAGTACGTTGACTCCAATACTGGGAAGACCGTATTTTCAAACTATTGGCCCGGATCAAACAACGTAAGTGTGGACACCAACCACCCTGTAAAAGCGTTCGTTTATGACGACCCAATGCAACTTTACGTTGTGGCAGCAGATGGCACAAATACTAATAGAGCAACTGCTCTTGCGGATACTTTTGCAAACTGTGACATGGCAAGCGTAAATAGTGGTAGTACAAATACTGGCGTGGCTTCGGACATGCTGGACATTAGCACTGCTGCAACTACTAATACTTTAGACGTAAGAATTGTTGGCCTTTACGATGAGGCGGGTAATACAGACTACTCCGCTGTTGGACATCAATATGTCGTGCGTTTAAATCATCCATACAATTCTGGCGTCGGTGCGGCTGTAGGCACTCTTGCTACAACAGCGATATAAGGAGGATAGGATATGGCTATTTCTCGCGCACAACTAGCGAAAGAGTTAGAACCCGGCCTTAATGCCTTGTTCGGACTTGAGTATGACCGTTATGAAAACGAGCATGCAGAAATCTTTGACGAAGAGACCTCAGATAGGGCTTTTGAAGAAGAGGTAATGCTATCGGGTTTTGGTAATGCGCCTGTAAAGCAGGAGGGATCAGCAATCTCTTTTGACAGCGCACAAGAAACCTTCACTGCCCGTTATACACATGAAACTATTGCTTTGGCTTTTAGTATTACTGAAGAGGCTATTGAAGACAATCTTTATGACCGTCTTGCAAGCCGATATACTAAAGCTTTGGCTCGTTCCATGTCTACAACAAAGCAGATAAAGGCAGCATCTATTCTTAATAACGCCTTTAGCACTGGAGCGAATGCGATTGGTGACGGAGCCGCGCTCTGCTCATCCTCTCACCCTTCCGTGTCTGGTAACCAACGTAACCTTCTTTCAGTTGCGGCGGATCTTAATGAGACATCATTAGAGCAAATGTTGATTGACATTGCAGGTCTAACCGACGAAAGAGGTCTTAAAATTGCAGTTAGAGGAATGAAACTTATTATTCCAAAAGAATTGCAGTTTACTGCGGAGAGAGTAATTAACTCTGCATTAAGACCGGGAACAGCGGACAATGATGTAAATGCAACTAAGAGCATGGGAATGCTTCCAGACGGAGCAGTAGTAAACCATTATCTTACGGATACAGATGCATTTTTCATTAAAACTGATGCTCCAAATGGTTTCAAAATGTTTAACAGAGCAGCTATTAAAACTGCAATGGAAGGCGATTTTGATACAGGAAACATGCGGTTTAAGGCTCGTGAGCGTTATTCCTTTGGTGTTTCTGACTGGAGATCTGTGTTTGGGACCCCCGGCGCGTAAGGTTTAGAATTTGTTTATTTTTAAGGGGCGGCGAAAGTCGCCCTTTATTTTTTGTAAATACTTGATATAATAACTTATCCCTGACAGTTGCATTGTGTGACTGACAACAGCCAAGACAAGGAGATTACATATGGCTAATACAACGTTTAAAGGAACATTACGTTCTGAAGGTGGCTATTCCTCAATAGCTACAACAGCAGCAACTGGTGCAGAAACCACACAGATGTCTATTTCTTCTGCGGGATTTGCCTCGCTAGATGCAAACACTTTAGCAACAGAAGCAGGAACTGGTATAACAACTGGTTCTGGAACTGTTTATAGAAGTTCCATTCAAAGAGTTGGTGGTATTATAACAACAAGAATTTTAATTGATTTAACGGGTTTAAGATCTACCGCTGGTGGTGACATCATTGGTGTCAACGGAACTTCACTAGTTTGTCACATTGGACAAATTACTGCGTCACAAAACGGAACTATCTTAACGGGTAGTATGGAATGTTTTGAAGCTCCAACTGGTGGTGACCCAGACATTAACGTACACTCCGCAACAGAAGGCACTGGAGTAGAAGATGGTGCTATTAGTGGATTAAGCGAAACATTATTGGTTAACGCAGGTGATGCAACATTAGGAAGTAAAGTTTACTTTACTGCCGTTCCAGCCGCTGATGAATTTTTATATTTAACTTGTGGTACAACTACAGATGGTGACTTTACAGCAGGTAAACTATTAATTGAATTGATGGGTTACGAGGCTTAATATAGGGGGAGAAATCCCCCTTTTAAATAAGGAGATATAAATGAGTATATCAGATGTAAAA